AGACTCCTCAGTCCCATTGTAGAAACTAACACGCCGCCGTTAAACGCCCTATTCATCACCTCAGCTTCTTTTAAAGCGGTCTTTGCTCTATTGAGCTTGTCTTGCTGAGATTCTAGCTGATTATTAAGCTTTCTATTGTTCTCTGTCGCCTCATCTACAGTGTCTTGTTTTTTTGCTTCTTCGTGTGCCTTTTGAGCTGCAGTTAGAATTCCTAAAGCTTTAGCTTGCTCTTTAGTCTCTTTAATAAGACTTTTTAACGAATCCTTAGAATCATCGACAGCAGGTTTAAATGAAGTGTATAGAGCGGCACCAACAGCGAATACAGCTCCGAGCATAGCGCCTTTTGAACCAAATAAAGAGGCAACCTGAGAACCCTGCTGACCAAAGACGATCATCGCGTCCGTACCGCCTTGGAGCTGGACTGCGACGTCTTGTACTTGATGGCCGATCTGACCCAAGCCACCGCGCATCAGGCGAAGCCCTTTATTGTTTTTGCTCATCTGAGCTTCTTGTTGTTGCATTCGAGCGATGTTTTTCTCCATCGCAAGAATGTTCTTTAGCTCTGCTTTGGTCGCCCCGCCAACATGGGCCTTGACGTACTGATATGACCTGCCCTTCTTGCGAAGCATCCTTTCTTGAATTTGCAGATCTTTAGTAACGCTATTTATCGTGCGCTGATTTTGTTTCAGACGGTCGTCAAATTTCTTAGCGCCGTCTGTTTCCGCGACTGTTTCCAGCTTGATTAGCGTTGTGATTTCTGGAGTCATGCTTTGCAATCTCCTCTGCTTTTACTCGCAGATAAGTGAACCAGTGATAATACTCGTCCGCTGACATTTGCAGTATGACACTAAGAGGTTGCCCAAGGTGTTCTGCCAGCTGAAACATGAAAAACAACTCAGTGTTCTTCCCTTGGGCATCTATTAGTTTTTTTCGCGGTCCTCTTCCGTGGGACCAGAGGTCTCCAAAACAAAGGTAGCGAGACGAGTGACAACGTCAGGATCTACGTGACTTTTTAATTGCAGCTTATCACCAACATCAAAAGCCGCAGACCCATCTTCATACTCTAGACCATAGATGACGGCGTAGACCATATACTCGGTCGAGTCGCCATCGGCTCGCTTTAACCACAAGCCTTTGTTTTCTAGAGTCAGATTACGAGTAAAAAGCGTTACGTCCCATTCTGGGACATGTATTTCACGACGCTCTTTAGATGAGAAATGCTGTACTGCCTTCTCAATTACACTCATGTAACTGTCGTCTCAGCCAAAGCACCCGTTCCTGTGACACTTATTGAAAGCTCAATAAGTCCATCAAAAGACTGTGATTGACTGATGCTCGTCACGATAGCCTGACCAGCAATTTTTTTCTGACCAGTGGTATTACCCGTGGGATACAAGACAAAAGCGATTTCTGTACCAAGAACAAAGTCATCCTGGTTATCAGTGCCGCCTGTCCAAAACATATTTACAGAAGCATTGAACGCTTTAAGAGTTGCCTTGTTCTCAACCCAGCTATCGCCCATTGTAGTCGAAGCAACAACTTCAGCAGATTGCTCAAGAGAAAAATCTCTGACCTCACCGACTTCAGCCGTGTCGACGTAAACTGCTCCAGAAGTTCCAGTATACGTTGCCATTTTTAAATCTCCTCAGATTTGTAATCTAATTTTACCACACAAAGCTTAACTAGTCGGCGATCCTTCAGTTGCAAGGTAAGTTACCTCCACATCTAATCGAGCGCCCGCTACCGGTTGATCACCATCGCCCGAAAACTGTACGTCTATTGACGTAATCTTTGTATCTTCAGCGTAACCACCACGAGTGATATCAGTGTACAGCGCCGCTTCTACTTCAGCTATCACACCATCAATGTCATCATCAAAAGTGGTAACTGCTTTTACATATATTTCCACGTTGACCGTCATAGTTCTAATGAGAGTTCTTGGTGGATTGATACTTCTATAACTTATGTTTTCGTTGTTAGTGAAAATAGCTAAACCGGGCAACTTATTAGGAGCTAATGGATACACCCTACTAGCGTATACGTTAGATCCTGTAGTAGTTAAGCCGGTCAGACTTGTCACTACGTTATCTCTAATCAATTTCCTTATATGGGCCATTATGCGGCCTCAAGCATGATTTCTGACATGCCAGTCCCATCATCCATGACGATGGTCATTGTGTATGTTGCGTTTTTGTAAACAATTGTATCGCCTTCTTGAGCGCTACTAACATCTACTGTACGGCACATTATTTTGGGTTGAGAGACTGCAAAAGCGATAGAGCCACCAGCGTCTACGGCTTGATACGCATTATCAAAGATAGCCGTAATATTAGTAGCACTACCGCCCGAGGGCGTATAGCTCATCGTCTCACCGAAGTCGGCAAGGAGAACCTCGCGCTCTGTAGCAGTCTCAATTCCCATTACTCAGCCTTTGGCGCAGCCTTCTTGGCCCGAGTGCGTTTCTTTGGTTTCTCTTCAGAGCCTTCAACACCAACGGCTCGATTAGTAACCTCTGATTCGTCGATAGGAGCAATACGACCAATTCCAAGCAATTCCTGCTCTAAGAACCCGTCCACATGAACATGCTGACCTACTCGATAATTTTGACCTTGGATAACACAACTTTTAATTACTTCGTATTTCATCCTTTATCTCCTAGAGTAAACCCGCCCCGAAGGGCGGGCTATCATTAAACTTACTGATCGTCGTTTCCGAGACAGAAGCTAACTGCGTGACGTACTGCCACATCCATAGACTGCAACGCTACTACGCGAACTGTGCCGCTGTTCGAGTTGGTATATGGATCTACTACGATGTCCAAGCCTCCGAAGAAACCGATGAGCAAGTCATTGAAGTTTCCGTAGAAAGCATCACCAGCGGTGACTTGATTAGACACGATGGCACGGTGACCGTTAATGCGACCATCAGGCTCGACAACGAACTGTGCAGTGTTAGAAGCCTTCTCTACAGACTTCAATGCACCGTACATTGTTGCGTTCATGATGTAAGCCAAGTTACCGAAGTTTGCATTGTCTTGTGCAACCGCAGTTTCCATGTCGATCAACTTAGCGAACGAAGGTACTAGAACCGGTGTGTCACCGAAGTCTACCGTGTTGATACCAGAAACATTCTTGATACCAGTAGGTTGACCAGATGAACCAGATCCTTGCAACGCGCCAAGGTCAATAGCAAGTGCCATTGCTTGAGCGAGGTCGTCACGCATGAGGTTTTCGATATCCATAGAACTCTGGATAAGAAGCTGTCTAGTGACATCTGTTCTGGCACCCAGCGTCTTGGGTGACATCGAAATTGAACCTACAGTCATTTGTGACTCAGCAGAATCAGCACCTTCGGTAGCAATCCATCCCGCTGATGCCGAAGCTGTTTTCTTAGGAATCTTCACGTCACCGGAAAGACCGTTCAGAGTACGAGCGCCTGCCTGCATTACACTTGAAGCGTTACGCAATACATCGATGAAATCACCTCCACGGTAATCTTCAGCAGACAAATCGCTTTCACCGCCCATATTCAAGTTATCACGCTTCGACCAGCTACGCAGAACGTCTGTCGGAAGCATAATGCCTTGAGATGTCTTGCCGTATTGATTAGCTGCAGCGCGTGAACACTCAAATTCAAACGCTGCCGCTTCTTGTGCGGCACGATCAGTTGGGTTAGCAAGAGCGTGTACAGCACGAACAAGTGAGAAGTTCTTAACTTCTTGCTTGCTTAAGCCGATCTCTTGAGTTTCTAAGGCGCGAGTAGAGCCAATTTCGTCGAGCATAATGCCACGAAAATCAGCAATATTGTTGCCATTTTCAAGCGCCTTGACACCGAGGTCATGACGGTTATGACGTGCAGCAAGCTCCATAATAGCGGCTGCGTCTTTTTGTGCGTCTTTGCGGGCCTGATCCCGCTCTGCCGCAACATCAATTGTATCTGACATGGTAATCTCCTTAAAGTCAGTTTTAATTACGGGTTTGCGTGAAGGTTCGCTTGAACGCCCAACGCCAACTGTCACGTCAGCAGGAATAGACACCAAACTAGCTTCTAATGGTCTCCACGACTTAGCTACATACGTGTCGCTACTTCGCGTATCCTTTTCCATCTTTTTTATTGCGTATCCGACACTGATGTTGGCACGAATGCCATCAGTGACATCATCGAAAGCCTCTTTGGCAAGCCCGTTTCTTCCGAAACGCACCGTCGCCCGGAGTCGCCGGGCCGAGCCATCAAGTTCTGCCGATTCAATTACGCCAATTTGTCGCTCTGGATCATGATCCAGTAGCAGCGGGGCGCGACCGCTATTGAGGAATGACAAATCAACGGCTTCCTCACTATGTTCTAGTACTTCTGTTCCAAACGAGCGTTCTACTGGCTCCTCTGAAGAAATAGCCATACGAACACGACGCTCATCCTCGTCTATAGGGCCTTTATCCATACCCATAGCACGATAAGAAACGTCAGTTCCATTAGCTTCAGTACGCTCTTCAGCAGGCTCAATAGCTTTACCATAAGTAACAATAATTTCGTCTTCAGTCTCAGTGACGTTCTTAATATGACGCTCACCAGTCTCTTCTTCGACATTTTCTGGAAGGTCTTTAGCAATTTCTCTATCAGACTCAGCCTGATCAATTGCTTCTTCCACAATATCCTCAAAATCTCTGTTATCTTCCATAATGCGCTCCTCATTCACACTACCTTCACGTCCCTTAGAAGACATGGGATGCTCAGTAGGAAGTAAGTCAGTATCATGCTTACCACTTCTGAATTTACCATTTCTAAGAACATATAAAAAACTATTTACACGAGCGTAAGCCCATTGCTCTGGTGAGTTGACACTAGGTCTAACAGACTGTGGGTTAGTCTTGTATGCACCAACACCACGCTTAAACACAGCAGCAAGAGTTCTCGCGCTTGTCTTTTTTGACGCTGTATCACCATGCTCGTCATTATGATCCTTTGCTTTTTGAGATAGCGTCTTCTTTACGCTACCACTTACTTCTGATCGCTCGTCTGCTGCGTCGGCTGACTTGACGACTCTGGCGGCGAAGGCTCGTCCGCTGTCTCCTGACCACAATGCCCAGGCGATTCGGCCCGCTGACGGGTATCCTTTTTCACCAGGACGAAATCCTTCAGCTTTCTTATCAACTTCGTGTCGAGCAAAATAAGAGTGCATACGGCGCACAGTATCAACAGAAAGCTCCCGCCCATTACTAATATCACGAGCGCGAGCAACCCCGACCTCAGTGCCACCTCTCCCGAATTCTTTACGCCACTCAAGTCCACGTCTAGCCTCCTCTTTCATCTCATCGGTTGGTTTAGTATTTATGTCTTTACCCTTGTACTTCGCCATCATCGCCTCCTATGATGTTTGGCTCAATACTCACCTGACTAGCGCAATATGGCTCTAACGCGTATTCAACGTCAAACTGTTGCATAAGAATCTTGTCACGCTTAATTTGCGCCAAAAGCTCCTCAACGTCTTTTCCATACTGAGAAGCAACATCCTGCAATGAAAGAATTCCATTCTTTAAACCTAAAATTGCTGCATTCATTTCTTTCTGTGGATCAACCCATGACCAAGCCTTTCCACGAAACTCCGAAGCATCTGAAAATCTATCTAGCTGACGCAAAGGTAGATCAAACGAGTTCAACTCCATTGCAGCTTCTAACCAAGATTCATATATAGGTCGTACAAAATGCTCCATTAGAAACTGTTGTATTTGACGATAGAAGTCTCTCTCTTCTAAAGCACCCTGTCGTATAGAGCTATAGGATGTAGCTTCTAGATCGTTAGACAATGAGGTATAAGAAACACCTAGACCACTAGCTATCCCTTTAAGCACAGACTTGTGGAATGAGTCAAAGTCACTGGTTGGAAACTGTGGATCAAAGCTAGTAAAAGAAACACCCGTTGGGAGCTGATGAAATGTCCCCGGTTCCGCGTCCATTATTGGGACTTCTTGATCCATAGCGTCAGCAGCGAATCCATCACCCGCAGGAGAAGTAAAAAAGCCCATCTTCGATGCGCCAACTCTAGCGTTGACTACTGCAGCCTCTCTATATCCAGATAACTGCTTTATTGCTGATAATGCACCTGCTGTCCAAGGCTCGCCTCGCGTCTGCCCGGCTCGTATCGGCATGAACAAGTGAATAACTCTATCCGCAGGAATACGAACGTGCTTTGTACTTTTGCTTGCGCTCGTATAATCATAGTCGCCGGGATGATATGAGAGCATGTGATAAGCGACAGCACGACGGAACTCATCGAATTCCACACCCATGCGTATTTCATTACCGTTTGGTTCACGTCGACTTAACTGCTCATCTACTCTATCAGGCTCAATAAATTCAATAGCAAATGAGTCACGAAAAGAACCATTACGATGCTTTACTATAAATACCTCGCCATCACGAGCTAGGCCCTCTATAGCCATTTTTTGTGCATCAATCCAAGAAAGCTTTCCGTCTACAGTGCATCGGCCAACCTTGCCCCAGGCTTTAAATGCAGTTTCAATCGCCTGATTACCGGTTTCGTCCAATTGTCCACTAGCACCGGTAGCCTTTACTTGAAGAGTAAATCCACGATCGCCGACCACATTTGTCTTAAGCAAATGCAAATATCGCTTCACATATTCATTATTCCGAGCTAAATCTCTTGATCTATTACGAAGTCGACGTATAACAGGCTGAAGCTCACTGTCAGCACTGCGATTAGAGTCTTTAAAGTCGTGAAACAGCCGACTGACATTTGCACCGGAAAATTCTCGCTTATTGAGCATTGGGCTTTGCTTCTTTGGGCGTAGAAAGTCAAAAAGCGCCATTTAAAACCTCACCCTTACTGTAGAAGAGCCGGTCTTACCGTGTCGAACCCTCTCTTCATTCATGTGACGGACAACTTCACGCTGATAATACTCACGCGCATTCATCAGCTCTTCAAAACTAAGCTTAGTCAGTGATCTATTGCCAATTGAGTAGTTAGAGACATCAGAGTCGGCCTTGCCTTGCAGCAACGATTCGATTTTGGCAACCATAACTTCCGCATGACTTCTCGGGTCAGCAGAATTAGCGTCTAAATCCACCAAAACCTGAAAGTGACCACGATCTACAACAACTCTATTACCACTACTAGTTTGAGTGATTTCTAGCTGCCAGTTGTACATGCCTGCGTCAAATGAGTCGCTTTCGGTACTTGATACAGTGAAAAGATAGTAACTGCTTGCTTCGGTGCCAGCTATCTTGATCTCTGAAGACCCACCAGCGTCGATTCGAGCTACATATTCAGCAGAATACTCTGCTGTAGGGTAGTCATTCACTAAATCAGAGCGCTTCCATTGAAGAAAGTCACCAATAACAAGATTAGTAGGCTCTGAATCTAAAGCTTCGGCTACGTTGAACTTATTCGCCATAATCTATCGCCACGAATTAGTAAATCCACGACCAGTACGCGGAATGAAATTATTCTTTGCAGGCTGTTGAGGTTCGTCCACCGACTTTTCTTCCTTAACTGTCGCTCGATCTGCAAAACTGTTGACATCCACTCCGAGTATACCATAGGCAGCGATCGCATATACCATACAATCTAAAGCTTCATTCCGGGGCCTGATTTTCTCGTAAACACGTCGTTTGAAGCCCTTATGGAATCGAGTCATAACCTTTTCTGCAGTCAATTGTCGGAAATATTCTTCATTTAATACATCTGAAAAGTGCATATACCCAGCACCAGGCTCTGATATCTTCATTCTGGCAAAAACCAAGTCTTTAGCAGTGCTTACACCAATTGGAAACAGCGGACATTTAGCAATATTGTTCTTCGATGGGCGTCCGACCAGTGGTTTTCCCTCTCCTCCAATACCTTTTATCGCAAAAATTCGTCTCCCCTGGTTCTTTTTGCAGTACGCATACACAGAATTGGTAAAATGACCGCCCGAATCGACGCAGCTGCCTCGAATAGCTATTTGACGCCCACTTTCGGTTTCGAATTGCTTATTCAGTATCGAATCAAGGTTAGTCCACAGTTGCGGAGTGCTTGGATCGCCATAAAGAGTAATGTGGTCGATTACATACGACTCATCGTCCCTACCAAAGCCAATAATTGAGATTTCTAACCGGTTATCCTGCACGTCAACGCCTGCTGTGAGCAAAACAACGTCATCAGGCACGTTGGGCATCGATTCACGACGCTCTGCAAGCATAAAGTCGTCAATTTGCTCTCCAGAATCTTCAAATGGTTGCCCAAGATATGTGTTTGTCCAGACACGAAGTTGCTCGGGACTCTTTTTTACACTGTAAAAGTCCTTTACACCGTCAGATAAAGGAGTCCACGGCGAATATAGTCCTGATATAGCAAAACCAGCAATACCGTTGAAATCAGTTTTACCTATCCATCGCCCGTTCCGAATAGACCAACGACGATCAGAATCAGTCCAAAGAGTACCGCACTGATCACACATGTAAGCAGCAGTATCAGGATTGCTATCTTTCCACTGCACATTTCTCCACTCCATAGTCTGTTCATGTTCACAATGTCGGCATGGAACATAAAACTGCCTTTGATCAGACTTTAGGTACGCTTCCTCAATACGACTAGCCCCCGAATGGGTAGGTGTAGAAACCATAACTATCTTGCGATTCCAAAAAGTAGCCGAGCGTTTACGTGCCAACTGTATAGGATCACCTTCTGTACCAGCTGAAGTGGGATATCTATCAACCTCATCGCAAAGAACTAATCTTATCGGTCTGCTGGCTAACCCACTGGGACTGTTAGCACCAACTATCGTGAGCGCACCACCCGGAAAGACTTTATGGAGGGTTGTGTTGCCAGAATCTCTCGCTCTCGGATCTTTAACCTTGTTTCGTAAAGACGGCGTCGAACGTAACAGACCAGTAGCAATTCGATCTTTACTAAAGGTCTGAGCCATATCCAACGTTGGCTGAAGTACAAGGATTGGGCTAGGATCATGGTGAATGTGGTATCCAATGATGTTAAGTATCGCTTCTGTCTTACCAAGCTGCGCTCCCGCCATAACAACCACTTCTTGTATACCCGGATCACTACATGCATCCATTATTCCCCTTTGATATTCTGCGCGTGAAGTGTACCAACGCCCCGGCTCGGCACTACTTTGAGAGTCCAGTCGTCTTTCTAGGTCTGCCCATTGGCTTACGCTTAGTTTTGGCGGTGGCTTTAGTGTCGTTATCGACGTCCTCAGATGCTGTGACAGTCGAAGCTGTTGCGTCAACGGCTGGTTCATAATTAGACAACTCCTCAAGAGCTTCGTGTATTAAATCTTCCAAAATGGACTGACATGTACTCGTTTGCGTTTCAGTAGAAAGCACTGGTGCGCCTTTTGCAGGTATAGCTAAAAGCTTGGCTTTAAAAGCCCCAAGAACGTCATTCCATGCAGAAACCACATCTTCAGCAATTACTAATGTACCGTGAATCTTCTGCAGCTCAAGTTCTGCTATCTCAGCCTCTGCATTAACCTTCCTAGTACGAGCCTCGTCGTAAGAAGACCCTATCTTGACGCCACCTGTACTGGGCATAAGCACTCCTATCGTTTTTTGTATTATACACAATACGTTACTTTATCCACTTGTAACAAAAAGGCATAAGAAATTAGTTTTTGATAACTCTATCGCTAGGCGAACGTCGAGGTCGCAGCTGTCCCGCGCCGTATCGGCCAGAGAGGACCCGCGTCGGAATTGTCACATTTGGGGTATCCGTGGATTTTTGCGGTCTAGGCTAGAATCCGGGCGAGATTTGGCCAATCAGCAGGGGGGCAGCGATAGGCGGCGACATGCGGCCGCAGGCGCTGGCAGGGGTGCGCCTGACTATAGAGAGTGCGTGGGATAGCGGCCGATGCTTAATCGACGCGCATAAAAAAGCCCGCACTTAGGCGGGCATATCAGGCGAGAAGGGGAATCATCGCGAGGGGCTTATACCCTCGAACTCGTGGTATCGAATCATTCGCGACTCGAAATAGTATTGCCGCGCGCTATCTATCGCCTGCGATGGTTCATCGACGGCGTTGTTTATTTGCATCATGTAAGGGTAAATCTCAGACTCCGGGTATTGTGACCACATCCCCGCGTTATACACCTTTAACATCATCTCCGCGTACTCGATCACGGTGTCGGCCTCGTTTTCATCTAGCCAATCGCTCGCAGCGTCCGGGTTGTCAAACTGTACCGGTAGTATTCCCTGCCGATCGCATTCTATTACGTAAGGCATGGCGAGCTGTCCCCCTCATAGTCTGTCGAGTCGATAACTTGCGAAATGCTGGCAATGTCTGCGCCAGCGTCTAAAGCCCTGCGGTACGCCCTGCGGGCGTCAACATATGACTCTGCCGTTTGCCAATAATCATTAGAATCATCGGCCCCAAGTGCATAGAAACACCAGCTAACGATATAAGTACGCATTACATCACCCCCTTAACATTTATCATCTCAAAATACCGCGCTCGATCCTTGCGGTGACGTCCTAAAGCTTCCCGCGCTTGAACGTGTCGAATATCTCGCATGTCCCGGCCCTTACCCTTGTCACTAAGCAAATCTCGAAACGCCCTTAATATCGCCCGTTCACTGGCAAGCGTCCCACCTGCTGCAGTCTGCAGCCTTTCAAACTGTGACGTATTCATAATTAGCCCCTTGAAATAATGTTGGCGTCGACAATAAACGGCGACAC